TTCGAGAGAAAATTATACAAAGCATTGAATGTTCCGGTTTCAAGATTAGAACCAAATCAGGGTTTTGCACTTGGTCGTGTATCAGAAGTAACACGAGACGAGTTAAAATTTGCCAAGTTCATTGATCGGTTGAGAAACAAGTTTTCAGACATGTTCAACCAAGCATTACGAGCGCAATGTGTACTTAAAGGAATTTGCACTTCTGATGAGTGGGAAGATTTCAAAGAGCATATTTACTATGATTTCATTCGAGATAATAACTTTGCTGAAATGAAAGATGCTGAGTTAATGAAAGAACGATTAAGTTTATTGAGTCAAGTTGATCCTTATACCGGTGCATATTATTCCAAGGGTTGGATACAGCGTAATGTTCTTAGACTTACAGATCTGCAAATAGAGGATATGCAAAAGGAAATAGGCAAGGAAAAGTCTGAAGGTTTTGATGTTCCTGTTGAAGTATCTAATGCTGTTACACAACAGCAAATGATGAATCAATTAGACCCACCAATCGAACAACCAATTGAAAAACCAATACCAGAAGAGTATAGCACATTTGACACTATTAAAAGAGTATTATAGGAATATTATAAATAGATTAATAACGGAGAAATAAATGAAAAATTTAATAGATTACGCATACCAAGACAACGGCACAGAATTTAGAAAAGAATTATACAGCGCAATACATGACAAAGTTGCTGCAGCAATAGAAAACAAGAAGCAAGAAATTGCGTCAAGTTTTATGGGGCAACATGAATCGGTTGAATTAGATGAAGCGGTGTCTATACCTATGTTTCCAGAGACTCATAAGAAAGTTAAATCAAATGGTATAGATACTGTACATACTACTAAAACTCCAGTGGATGAACGTCCAAAGGGCAGGGGTTGGGGATTACATCGTTCAGGACAACAACGTAATGAACCCCATGATGTATGGAAAATGACAACAAGAAAAGTGGCTCAACATACAGGATTAGGTGAAGAGGTTGATGCGTTACAAGAAGCTAAGAAACCAGAACTTCAAGTATATCACCCATCATATTCTTCTGCTGTACAGAGTGCAGAAAAACATCTAAATGATCAGGGATTCGAAATACATCCAGATGATTGGTTTCATCATGTAAATTCAGGTCCAACTAAACCAGCAGAGGGTAAAACTGTTTCATTACACATTCCTTTACACAAAAATGGTGTTCCATCTAAGAAAGTTGCACATATACAAGTGTATAATAGAGGAAATGATCTAGCTAATAATCATGAATTAAACATGTACACCAACTAATATGATATCTTTCAAAGAATTCTCACAATTAAACGAAGAACAATTGGACGAAGCAAAAGCTAGTGCTATCACGGGTACTCGTAAAATTGCATCATTTGATGGTGATCATGGACATACTGCGGTAGTTAGACATAGCAAAGAATATAACGAGTATCAAGTGCATCATTATAAAGATGGTAAGCATATTGGTGATGCAAATATATCATACCATGATACAAAAGCGGATGCTGTACAAAATGCTAAGTATGAAGTCGGATTAAATGAGTCTGATGATGGCGACGATGAGCACGAAGATGGAAAGGTAGATTGCCGTGTTTGTTATGGTACTGGAGAGGGACGTGGTGACGGTTCAGCATGTCCTAATTGTAGGGGGTCTGGTCGTGTGTTTAGACAAGTAGACCCATATAAACAAAAAGCTGCTTGGGCATCAAATAAGAAATGAAAACATTCAAGGAGTTCCGTCAGTTAGATGAGATAGGACAACATTTCAGTAATTTGTCCGAAATCCCAGATAAATCTAAGAAGAAACCAAAGTTAACAAAACCTGATGTATGTGAATCTGTTACGAATGGCCAGATGGACCCACCAATAGTCATTATTATGAAGCGACAGTCCATTAGACAGTTTCCTGGTAATAAAAGAGTTGCATTATATTTTGCAGATAAGATTAAACAATACGTAACAGTTCCTTATACAAGTTCTCAGTGGTCAAAGGGATCAGTTGAAGAGTCTGTGGATATAGACGAATAATTAAATAGGATAATATATGGCCAATAAATTCACAACACAGACATTAAGAGATTCTACAACAGATGTCATTATTAAAATAACAGGAATATTTGACGGTTCTGGTCAAGAATTAAGCACATCTAAGATATCAGCAAACACTTTATATGGAGCACTAGATGCTAATAGTGTTCCTCTATATACTGGATTAAGTAAAAGTAACACAGCATTACCATATTATAATTTGCAACTAACAAACTTAGAGTATTTTATAAATATGCCGCAAGGTGCGGGCGGAGTAGAGTTATTCTGGACTGGTGGTGGCACAACACCAGCTCTGCAATATGCAAATTCAGCAACATTATTTCATTTAAATTATGCAGGAACATATGGTGGCGATAATATGGTATCTATACCAAATAACGCAGTAAACCCAAATGGAAATCTTGGCGTTGCCACTTCTGGAGCATCGGCAAATTGCAGCTACACAATAATTTGTAGCTTCAGGAAAGATAATGCTATGTATCAACGTGGCCAATTTAATGACCCTAGTGCTTTCAATTTTAACGAGTACAAATTAAAACCATAAGAAAATGATATGAAACTAATAAAAGAAATAAACGAAACAGTAAACTATCTAACAGAAGACGTTGATGGTAAAAAGTCTCTATTCATTGAAGGTCCATTCCTAGTTGCTGGTGTAAAGAACCGCAATGGTCGTTTGTATGAACAACACACAATGAGTAAAGAAGTTGCTCGTTATACAGAAGCATATATAGATAAGAAACGTGCTTTTGGTGAGTTAGGACACCCAGATACACCAAGCATTAATCTTGATCGTGTATCACATTTAATTGTAGGACTTCGTGAAGAAGGTAATCAATGGATCGGCAAGGCTAAGATACTTGATACACCTATGGGTAACATTGCAAGGAATCTTATCGAAGGTGGTGCTCAATTAGGAGTGTCGTCACGAGGCATGGGGTCTCTAAAGAATGTTAACGGGGTTAATGTTGTACAATCAGATTTTTATCTTGCTACAGCGGCAGATATTGTAGCTGATCCTTCTGCTCCTGGTGCATTTGTACAAGGAATAATGGAAGGCAAGGAATTTTGGTATGACCAATCAAAAGGTACTTGGATAGAAGAAGATGTAGAAAAACTTTATACTAATCTTAGAAAATTTTCTAATAAACAGATAGAGGATGTAGCAATTAAAATTTTTGAGAATTATATTAATGGAATTGGTAAAAGAAAATAAAACAAAAAAAGAAATTTGTGTCATTTTTAATATAGGAATGGGTTCACTAAATAGAATATTGAATGAAAATTCCATACAAAAAACCATAGATTGTTTTCCAAATTTGGTCAAAAAAAGACATAACAATTCTATAAAATATTTAACTTATAAATAATATATACAAATAAAGGAGATTAAAAAAATGTCAAAATTCAATCTATCGGAAGCCGCTCAAGATATCCTGATGTCAAATGTGTCAGGAAAACAACGTGGTCAAGATAAAACAAAGAAATTATCAGGTGATGTCGCATACGGCAACAAAGAAGCTGGTGATATTGGACGGTCACCCACAGAAACTGATTCAAGTCTTCCTGATTATTTAAAGGGAACACCAACAGCCAAGCCACCAGGAGCAACACCACCAGTTGGGTCTGCACCTATGTTAAAATTGAAAGGACAACCAGCGAGTGAAGTAGCTCAAACTGTAGTCCAAGGTGCAGAAACAGAGTATACATCAATCCGTGACCGTAAAGCTGGTGCATTAGCTACACAAAAACTAGCCAAGAATCCAGGTGCTAATTTTGCATCTTATGGTGAAGGGCTTGATGTTTCTGATGATGTTGCTGCTCTTATGGAAGGTGAAAATCTTTCTGAAGAATTCCAAGCTAAAGCCACAATAATTTTTGAAGCAGCTGTTTCTGCTCGAGTTGATCACATCGTAGAACAAGTTGAAAACGAATTGCTAGAAGAAATGCAAGTAGCAATGGAAAGCATTAAAGAAGAATTAGCCACTAAAATTGACGACTACTTGAACTATATGGTAGAAGAATGGATGACTGAAAATCAAATCGCAATCGAAAAAGGTTTGAAATCAGAAATCACAGAAGACTTTATCGCCGGTCTTAAGAACTTATTCGTTGAACACTATATTGATATCCCTACCGATAAAGTTGATGTTGTTGAGGAGCTGTCGTTGAAAGTTGAAGAACTTGAAGGCGCACTTAATGAGCAAATCAAAAAAGGAATTGAACTCAATAAAGAGTTAAACGAACAACTGAAGTACGAAGCTATCCACACAGCGTGCGATGGTTTATCTCAAACACAAGTCGAAAAAATGAAAGCACTTGCAGAAGGTGTTGAATATACTTCTGACGACGAGTTTGCCTCTAAACTAGACACCCTGAAAGAATCTTATTTCACTTCAGCGGTCTATTCTGGAGATAACTACGGATTAGATGATGAAGTCATTTTAGTCGAAGAAACTAAAACCTTTAAATCTACTGATCCAGTGATGGAACAATATGCTAAATCAATTTCACAAAGTCTAAAAATCTAAAAGGAAAATAATATGTACTTAACAGAAGAATTACAAAAAAAATGGCAGCCAGTTTTGGAACATCCAGAATTAGCTGCAATTAAAGACCCGTACAAAAGAGCTGTTACTGCTTTAGTATTGGAAAACCAACACCAAGCAATGGCACAAGATGCTCAATCATTGAACGAAACGGCGGGTACTGCACCAACTAACGTTACTGGCGCAACTAATATCTCTAACTTTGATCCAGTATTAATTTCATTGGTACGTAGAGCACTTCCTAACTTAATCGCGTATGACGTTGCTGGTGTTCAACCAATGACCGGCCCTACTGGTTTGATTTTCGCAATGAGAGCGAAATTTGCTACTCAAACCGGAAACGAAGCATTCTTCAATGAAGCAAACACAGATTTCTCTGGTACTACTTCTACAGCAGCTAACCCATTCGGGTTTGCTACTACTACTACCACTGATACTTCAAACAATGCAATTGGCGCAACGAACTCGTTCTCTACCGGTATTGGTATGACAACAGCTAATTCTGAAATACTAGGTTCAGATACAGGTGGAGTTTTCCAACAAATGGCATTCTCTATCGAGAAAGTTACTGTTACTGCACAATCTCGCGCATTGAAAGCAGAATACTCTTTAGAATTAGCACAAGATTTGAAAGCAATTCATGGTTTGGATGCTGAGACTGAATTGTCTAACATTCTTTCTACTGAAATTCTTGCTGAAATCAACCGCGAAGTTATTCGTACTATCTACACAACTGCTGTAGCTGGTGCTCAATACGGTACTACTACTGCTGGTTATTTTGACTTAGATACAGATTCTAATGGCCGTTGGTCAGTTGAACGTTTCAAAGGTCTTATTTTCCAAATCGAACGTGACGCTAACGTAATTGCGAAACAAACTCGTAGAGGAAAAGGTAACGTTATGATCGTTTCTTCTGACGTTGCTTCTGCAATGGCTATGGCTGGTGTATTATCTTATACTCCTGCTTTACAATCAGATTTACAAGTTGATGATACTGGTAACACTTTTGCTGGTATGTTACACGGTCGTATCAAAGTTTATATCGATCCTTATTTTGGTGGTTATACTTCTAACCAAGAATTGGTAACTATCGGCTATAAAGGTACTTCACCTTATGATGCTGGTATTTTCTACTGCCCATACGTTCCTTTACAAATGGTTCGTGCAGTTGACCAATATACTTTCCAACCTAAAATCGGTTTCAAAACTCGTTACGGTATGGTTGCTAATCCATTTGCTCAAGGTCTAGCTCAAGGCAATGGCGCGTTAACTGCTCGTAGCAATGTTTACTACCGTATATTCGGTGTAAAAAATCTAATGTAATATGTTATTGATTTATAATAACTTTTTATAAGTCAAGGGTGTATCTTCGGATACACCCTTTTTATTAGTTAATTATAAAACTTAATATTACCACAATCCCACACACGATCATATCCGTTCAACACCATGTTATCAAATACAGATAATGTGTCATCATATGCATTGAACTGTTTTACTTTATCCTTGGTATACGATAACCGATGATTCAAAATAAAATCAGACTTATGAAATCCCCACCAAGAAGATTCTGTCACTATATTATTCTTAAATATAGCAGAATATGAAGAATTCAGTGTAGTTGAATATCTACGGTCTGCGTAGGATATTACTGGAGCATCCAACACAAAGGATTTGAACAGCTTAGATAGTCCACCAACAACAGAAACATCTAATACAGAAGCGAATCTAGTTATTTCATAACACTTTTCTTTGCTGTACCTCTCTTCTCCTATAGACATAACAGAAACCAACTCATTATTATAATATAATCCCTTGTGAAACTTGGCTCCACGAAATCCAGACAGGTGATTAGCATTCAAGAAGTTAGTTGCTATGCTTGGTGTTAAATCGGCGAGTATACATTTTCTAGCATATATTCTATTTGATGACACCCCAAGCTTGTGTTTCAGTATAGATTTTATAATTTTCTGTTTTATTGGATCATTCCACTCACTATCGAATATGTGTATTAATTGTACACCAACACTCTCACACATATTAGTTTTTGATACGTGATAATGTTTATCTTTGTTACCAGAATATTCTGAATGATAATATAAACCATCATATTCTACAGCAAAGTTTTTTGATGGTACATAAATATCAATCTCTCTTCCGTCCCCCAATAATGTTCTATTACCTTGCATAGCATCCTGGAACATATCTTTAATAAAGGAATATACCTCTTTTTCGCCTACTGATGGTGCTCCTCTAGGTGATACATATCTATCTTGAACATCAAATATTCTGATATATCTACATAACGTAGAATAGCTAATATTAAGTTCTCGTGAAATGTATATACGCTCATTATCATGTTTTATAAATAGTTCATCAATAAGTTCAACAAACTTTTCTTTATCTTTTTGTATTATAGCATCAAGAAAATCTTTTGGGACTAATGACCAATTAGTTTCATATCTAATAAATCTAGATTTTTCAGAAACTTCTTTATTTGACATCGGATTACTTTCAGTGAAAAACTTCTTACCTGCATCTGTTTGTGTCCAAGAAACATTGCCATTGAACATCTTCTTCTGCCCTTCCACAACAGAATCTCTCAATAAGAATGTATTACATACACCATATATATCCATACATGTATTAGATCGTTTCTCTATATATTCTCCTGTTTTTGAATAATGATCAACACCATATCGTTCTATACACGTTTCTTTAGATTTAGAAATAAATTCCTGTGTTTCATAGTAATGCTCAACACCATACTTTTCTAGATTGTGTGCTATTGTTTTT